TGGCGCTGACGGATTGAACGGTGACGCTGAGCGCAGAGCCTACCGCGGTGAGGATGGCGCCGTTCGGTGTGGATGGATCAACCGCAACCGTGAAGACGGTCGGGTCGGAAGAGGTGTAGACCGCGCTAGAAAGCGTGGCCGGACTTGGAGTAGGTGGGGTAAGTCCGTTATAAGGCACACCGATAACAGATTCGGTTTGCCCGGCGATGAGGGTGGATTGCATTCTTTCTTTTCTCCTTTTGCCAAACTGAAACACAAGATGGGTGGCACGTCGTCTGTGGCAGGTCCACCAATCTAGTTCTATTGCCATTTCGACTATTATCCCGCTTGTGGGATTACAACGTGTTGAATCGTGCGATATTCCGCGGTTTGCCAATCAATTGCACGGGCGACCCGGTGAATAATTTCATTTCAACCAGGTCCTGCGGGCTCACCTGCGACCAGTTGATGCCGCGTAGCACGCCCGACTGCTCGAAGATCTCCGTGGCATAGCCGGAACAGAATAGGCGCTTGGCCGTTTCCGACTGGCAGATGTAAGAGCCAACAATGGGGATCTGGCGGCCCAGGAATCCGAACAGGCCCGGCGTGTCGTACTTGATCCGGCCGTCCTCCGAGGTTTTAATGAACCAGTTGAACTTCGACCAGTCGATCTCCGCGCGCACCTGGTCGGACAGGCGCAGTAGCCAGGCCTGCGCGCCGGGTCCGTAATTCGCGAGCGTGGCGCCGAGCGGGCGCGTCTGCGGGCCGGAGATGCCGGATTCAATAGTGCTCTCCGCAATGAGGACGTCGCTCGTGGCCGTCAGGGGCGACTGCACGACGGCGACGTGGGAGATGTCGGAATTCGAGACGAAGTCAATCAGGTACGAGATGACGGCGCGGCCCGCGAACGCGATGACGTCGCCGGCGCGCATGGAGGGCGCCGCCAGTTTATAGGCGGTAAGGTCGTTAGGCATAGCCCTACATTCGACAGCGGCCCTCACGCCGCGATCTTCAGCGTTTCGGTGCCGAACTTAGTGCCGCGATACAAGTCTTTGCGCTTCGGTAGATATGGCTTGACGCAGCCGGCGCAGAGCAGTTGGTAAATGCCGTCCTTGGGCACGACGTACATGCGGACTTCGTCGCCGAGGATCTGATCGCTCAGTTGCGCCCAAGTGCGGTCACAGCCCTGGCAGCCCTGCGGGACGGCGCCGCCCAGCACGTTGAGCGCGGCCATGTGCCAGTCGAGGCAGTAGTCGCAGACGTTCTGCTTGCTCGCGAGCGAGTGCAGGCGAAACGAGGGGCGGAATTTAGAGCACCAGTGACAGCGCTTCTGAATCACTGCGGGCGCTCTCATGAAAGATCCTCCTGCAGATCGGTAAGCCGGTAAATTATTGACACCTCGCGGCATCGGGCGTCGCGCAGCTCCGTGCCGTGCAAGTGCAGGCGAATCGTCTCGCTCTCCGCGTCGTAGTCCGCGGCCACAATGGAAAGGCCCGCGCGGAGATGGAGCAGCTTCTCCATGCCTTGCGTGGATATTCGGATCTGTCCGCGCATCATTCGGGCAGCCTGTCTTTGAGTTGCGTGAACTGTGCGAGCAGGCCGTCGAGCTCGTCCATGTCGTCGGAGAGCGGTGAGGTGAGGTGCGCCCGCAGGAGCGCGACGATCTCCTCGGCGCGCACAATCAAGGTTCGCCGCCGGCGCATCTCCGCATCGCGCAGCTGCGTCTCAGAACTTACTGGTCTTGGCATTCACCTCTGTCTATCGACAGGCGGTTAGAACGGAGACCACTGCTGCGGCGTGTAGATCATCCCTTGATATAAAAACGAGTCGCCCGCAAACGTAGCCAGGTCCTGGCAGCGCTGCGGCGGCGGCGTGGCGCCGGCGTTCGACAACATAAAGTTCTGGACGCCGGTCACGATGCCGGTGTAGTCGAGATACGCCTGATAGTCCGCGGCATAGTGCGACGGGATATAAGGCCCTGCCGATTCGGCGAACGGATACGGAATGCCGTCCGGAATGCCGGCGGCAAAAGCGGCGTCGAGATTCAGCGGGATATCGCTCGGCGACGGGAACATGCGGGCCGCGTTGCCCAGCAGTGTCGCTGGATTCAGGACAGGCACGGGCGCTGGCTGCGGCGTCGCAGATGCCGGTGCGGGCGCGGGTGATGCGGTCGTGGTCACGGTAACCGTGTTCACGGGCTTATTGGTCGTGCTGACGATAGGGCCGTTCATCTGCGGGAAGCCGGATGCGATGACTTCCCCGAGAGGTAAATTAACGGTGCTCATACCTGGGGATTCGACTTCTTCGCGTCGGGCCGGTTACTGTAGAAGCCGATCAACGCGCACACCACGGCGCCGACCGCCGTCCCGATCTGCGCGGAGTCGCCTTTGAGCAGCAACGGCCAGTCGAGCTTGGTGGCGACCAGCGCGCCGGCACACACGCCCAGTACGGTTGCTTTGTTGTCGTTACTGACGGTTTTCAGTAAGTCTTTGACGAAGTCGCCTTTGAGTACGGCGAGCATCTTACGCCACTGCTTTCGTGGCGGCCAGTGCGGCGCCGATGGTGGTGTTGAGGGTGGCCTGGTGATCCGGCGATGCCGACGCAATGCTGGGGATCAGGGCCGCCGCCTGGGGCAGCGCCTCAGCCGTGAGGGTGAGGATGAATTCGAGGAACGATAACCAGTTAAATTTCATAACTGGTTATTCGACTTGTTAGCTCTTAGCCCGCGCGATCTCCGTCTTGAGCACTTCCGGCAGCGTGAGCACGGCGCGGTACGCCGCGATCTGCCCTTGCGCGTAATGCAGCTTGGCCGCATCGCTCTCCCGCTCGCACTCCGTACGCGCCCGCTCCAGCATCTGCGTCACGCGCGCCAGCACGCGTTTGAACGGCGCCGAGGCGACCATACGCTCGTGATCGTTGGCGTCGAAGCCGTCGAGGTGCGGTGAGGCTTTGTGTTTAATGGGTAAGGTTGGCGTAGGCGATCTCCTTCAGGTGCGCAGCGATATCCCGCAACATGCCATCGCTCAGTTGCACGAAGCGTACGCCGAACCTCTCGTTGTCGGCGCGCTGGGCCTCGGTGGGCTCCTCGGCGCGTACGGCTAACTCGAAGCTCAGCGCGATCGTGAGCAGGTACTTGGCGTCTTCCGGTCGCATGACTTAACTCTACGCCGCCGCTCGCATCCCCGCGTCCGCCGGATAAATCGTCGGATTCGCCGCCTGTGGATTTCCGGCCGGCTGCGTCGGCTGTCCGCCCTGCCCTACCGGCTGTTTTCCGCCCGAAAAAAGACCGGCCGCCAGTTGCATCGGATCGCCGCCGTTTGCCGCGATCTGCGCACTAGCCTTAACCACCTGCTCGACAGCCGCTTGCATGAGCTTCTTACTTTGGAGCTGCAGCATTTGATCGTGATAGTGGATCACCATCTTAATCAGCACGTCACGCCCGCCCATGGCGCCGGAGGTGTCCTCTTCGGCGTTCTTGAGGTCTTTGTAGTGCCTGATCAAATGCAGCTGATCGTTGTCCATCGGGTTGACGTGGATGTCTTCCCCGTGCAGCAACCGTACCCATTCGTCCTTCGGATCGACGGGCACGTCCGGCGCGCCGGGCTTCATGACCAGGTCGGCAAAGTTAGGATCGCCTAACGCCTCGTGGGCGTCGTTCGTCACGTTCCACAGCGCCAGCGGGTTCTGCACGATCAACGGATTCTGCAAGTCGAGCTGATAGCGCGCGAGCGTCTGCTCCTTCTTCGCTTCGCGCGAGTACACGCTGTTGGCGAATTGCAGCCGGAAGTCATAGCGCCCGTCGCGCTCCTGGGACGTCAGGATACTGCCGCCGTTGTTCACTTCAAACAGGCCTTCGGCGTCGTCTTCCGTCACGCGAAAGAACGTCTGATCGGCGGAGAATTCGTATTCGAGCTCCCAGAAGTGCGCGAGCACGCCGGCCATGTCTTCGCGCAGGACTTTGTTGTCGAGCGAGATCCGCACGTTGCCCTCTTCGAGCAGAGCGACCGTTTGCTTGGCGGTACGGGGGGCGTTCGGCCGATCCGACTGCCGGCCCATCTGCAGATCGCTCATGCCGGTCAGCTTCTCGGCGTACGCCAGCACGCACTGTTCTTTCCAGGTCGCGATCTCCATGTTGGCGACGATCTTGATCTGGTTAATATCCGTCTGCGGGTTGTCCATCGGGATGGCCAGACCCGGCTCAAGCCGTATCAGCTCGGGCGTGAGTCCGGAGGCAGGGCGGAAACCAATGGGCGGACTCATTGCCAGCGCGCCGGCTTCGGTCGCCTGGTTGTGATTCACGCGCAGCTCGTCTTCGAGATCGATCAACATCTCGGGAAGGCCCGCGGACCAGTAACGGCCGTCCTTGAGCATGGAGGCCTCTACGAAAGGCCGTTTGTGAAACTTATGTGGGTACAGATCCTCTAAGTCCTGAACGCCGATGACCAGGTGCAGGTCCCAGAGGTAGCGGACGACGTACTGCCGGGTGCGCTTCTCGCGCTTCGAGAAATCCCACTCGCTCGCGTCCTTCGACGAGCCGCCGCCGCGCTTGCCGACGCCCGATTTCATCGGCCGCCACTTGCCATACCATTCGAGGACCGTCACCCACTCGCCGCTCGACATGGGGCGCTGGTAGAGCACGCCCTCGGCTTCGTCGGCTTCGCGCTTGATCTCCTCACCCTCAAACTCGCGCATGATGCCGTGCTGGGCCATGTTGACGATCCGTTCCCAGTTCTTGCTGATGTTCTGGTAGCGGCCCTCCTCCTCGCCCTTCAGTAAGTCGTCGGGGGTAACGCGCACACGGCGGATACAAAAGCTGAAATCGTGAAGGGACTTGCACTCTTCTGCCGGGACAATGAAGTCATCGGGCCACAGCGGGAAGAATCCCGGGCCCTCGTAGTTGACTTGCTCCTCGCCGTCCACCTCGAAGGTGTCGCGCTGCCACGGCGAATAGGCGACGCTGCGGCCGAACAGGATCTTACGCAGGACGAACTCACAGAACGGAATCATCAAGTTCATGGAGTTGAAGACCCGCCAGGTCATATACTTCGAAATCTTCTTGTCGCGCCGGTACTCGGAGGCGCCGACGGGCACGGCCACGATTTCGGGGTCGTCACCGAAAAGCGAGTCCATCTCTTTCGCCCACTTGGTTAAGATGTTCCATCGGATAAACGGCACAGGCACGTTGTTGGCGGCCTCTTCGCCCTGGTTCGGCACGTTCACGCTGCCGAGCCAGCGCCGGATGTATTCGGTCCAGCGCGCGATACGCCGCGTGTGATCGGCGAGCGCGTTGCGGTAGTCGGCTTGTACTTTGTTGGCGATGCGCGAGACTTCAGCCGCCGGCCATTTGAGCTGATAGTTCTTCTGCTCCGCCGGCTTGTTCGGTGTGTCCTGCTCGTCGGGTTCGTCGGTCTGGGGTGCAGTAGGTTGAGGTGCCACTGCAGGGGAATTCGACTATTACGGGCTCTCCTCGCGCGCCCACTCGGGCGTCACGTAGAGGAACGCTTCGAGCAGCACATTCATCACGCGCATGAGCCGGTCACAGTCGCGGGCCGACGCGGCTGCGTTATGGCGGGCGTCCATCAGGTATTCGAGCTGATCGCGCAGGACATCGTCCAGGGCAGACCGCTGCGGTACGCGTCCGACCAGGCGCACGGGCGCCGCGGCGAGCTCCTCGGAATACGTCATGCTTCAGGAATCGACTAGCGGCGCCGCACGATAACGCCGCGGCCGTCCCGTTCGCCATCTTTCGGCGCTGGCTTGCCGTACAGGCCGACCCGCGGCGGCGGGATAAGCCCTTCGACTGGCTTCGGCTTCGGCATCCGCGCCATGACCACCACAGCGAGCGCCAGGGCCAACACACAGTCGTCGTGCGTGCGCGGCTGCGCCTCCGCGCGTCCGTTCTTGTTGATGATGAACCAGCCTAATTCGGCGATCGTGGTGGGGTCATGCACGAAGATGGTGTTTTGCCGGATGACGTCGTCAAGCGCCGAGATCAGCTGTTGGCGGCTGACTTCGTCGGTGTTCCATCCGATTTTGTCACTGCGTACGACCGGATCTTGATCTGGCATTGCATTCCGGTGGTAAATTAAACCGCTCGGATAGCCGCAGTTGATGAGCGCTTCCATCGAGCCAATGCCGGCGCCGTTGCACTCTACGGCGATCTGCGCGTTCTGATAGAAACGCGCCAGCCGATAGATATAGCGGCCGAACTCGCCGGGCATACAGCGCAGCCGCAGTACGGCGCACTGGTCAAGCGTATCGCGGTCGAAGATCTGGGCGACCGCCCAGTCGGGATCGGCCTGTCCTTTGCCCTCGTTGGCGTCGGCGCCGCCCGAGGGATCCGCGCCACCAGCGTAGTTGCGGCCGCGCTCCGGCATCTTGTAGATGCGCAGGGCGCCCGTCTCGCCGGGCAGAAAGATGGTCCGCTTTTCCTCGCCGATCTCGTCGATCTGCAGCTCGCCGACCATGCACTGCCGCTGGATCGGCATCCGCTGAATGTGCGGCATACTGAAGCGGTTGCGGGAGGCGGCTTGAAACGCTTGCTCGGGACAAGCCGGGTGCTCGCGCTCGAAGGCCTGCATGTCGCCGCGAAAGTCGTTGCGCACGGTGTAGCGGCGCCAGGCCAGCTGCTCATAGTTGAGGTTGTACTGGCCCATCAGGTCGCGCTCGGCGACGGTGACGGTGTTGG